GTCTCGCGTTCACCTGTTTCTGGGTATTATCAAAGAGATTCCTTACTGCTATTAGGATCTTTCCTTAGCCTTAAGAGGTAATCCTCGTGACCCTTTGATACAATGTAAGCAATAGATCCACGAGGAACACCACACACTGTTGCAATGTTATCTAATGTGATTCCGCGTTCTCTAAGAAGGAAGGCTTTATTGCACAGCTCTGGTGTAATCGGGCTGCTCGTCTCCTCTTCTGGCTCTAGGTTGGGGATGGGGTCGCCCTCGGCGTCCATCTGGGTGCCGCGCGGGTAGGACATCCATCCGTGCTTGATGGCGTATCGGACCAGGTGCTTCGCTTCCCGCAGGACTTGGGTCTGGCTGATGCTGTATTGTGTGGTCATTGGTGTTTAGAAACTGGGTGATGGATCGGTGAAGCGGCAGTACTGGCCGTCGTACCACAGAGGTACCAGGCCGCACTCGCCGTCTCGTTGTTTGGCGATGGCGATCACAGCCTCACCTTGGGGCTGATTACGCTCCCGGTTGAGCAATAGCACCAGGTCGGCATCTCTTTCAATCTGCCCTGAGTCGGCTAGGTCAGTGAGCCGAGGCACTCGGCCTTTGTCCTTCTCGTTCTCTCGATTGAGCTGGGCCAGGGCAACCACGGCTGTCTTGGTATCGGAGGCCACGCCTTTGAGTCTGCCAGAGACCTCGGCAATCTCGTAGGTCTTTTTCTCTGCTGCCTTGGATCCATGGATCTTTTGGAGGTAGTCGACCAAGACCAGCTTCACGCCCCACTTGCGTACAGCACGGCGGATCACCGCGGTGATGGTTGCAATGTTGGACACACCGGATCCTGAGACAAAATGTATCGGGCTGCCTGCGATCTTAGCCGAGGCATTCGACATTGCCTTCATGCCTCCCTGATCGAGCTGGCCGGTCTTGATGTCCTGCATGGGTATGGTGCCGATAGTCGAGACCATACGGCGCACGATGGACTCGTCGGACATCTCCAAACTGATGAACAGGGTTGGTATCCGGGAGTCGATGGCTGCTGCCTTGGCAATGGCAATGGCGATGGCTGTCTTCCCGATGCTGGGTCGGGCCGCAATGATGGCCAGCTCACCGAACTGGAATCCATCGGTCATCTGGTCGAGCCTGTGGAAGCCCGAGGTGATCCCGGAAAGCTGTCCCTGCCTCGAAAACCTTTCCTGTGTCGAGTCGATGAAACGGCTGACAACGGACTTGGAAGATTGCACCTCTTCCTTGGATGCCTCAACGGTGAGCCCTGCCTCGGCATTGGAGACGATTTGATCGACGGAGAGGGTGGAGACAGCGGACTCGCGTATCAGACGGTCTCCAGCGGTTCTGAGATGGCGTCTGTGGTAGGCCTCCAGGACAGCCTGGCAGAAGGCCGGATGGTTGGCCGGGCTGGGACATAGCTCGTCGGCCCGATTCAATTCCTCAAATGGTGGGGTGATCTGAGGCATTGAGCGTTTCCACTCTTTGACCACCGTGGTCATGTTTACCGGCTCGGTCTTGGCCACCAGGCCTTTGGTGATCTCGTACAGGCTCCTGAGCTTATCGTGCTGAAAGGCTTCGGTTGGGATCTTGGCAAACACCTCGTGGCAGACATCCGAACCACCGGAGAGACAGGCGCCGATCAGGCCGAACTCGTCGTCCTGGGCGAAGTAGGGGTCGTTCATAGCCAGTCAGCGATGTTTTGGTTGGAACCGGCCTGTGATTGATTGGAGCCGGAAGCCAATGGGCTCCTAGCCTTGTCGATCTCGCCGTTCCAGTTGTTCAACAGGGTCATCAGCTCGCGGCGAAGGTATTTGTCGTCTGACTGGTAGCGTGATTCCAAGGCAACCAGGTCTTCCTCCGGGGTGTTGAAGTCGAAGATCTCCTTTAAGGCCTTGATCTCCTTGGTGCTCCACTGGGTCGTAGGTCGACGCTTGATCAAAGCACCGACTCGTAGGCGGAAGGCTTCGAGCTCAGGTGAAAGCTCACGCGTGGCGACTCCTTCCTTTCCTTCCCTTCCCTTCCCTTCCTTACGGCACGCGTGGTCCTCGCGTGGCTCACGCGTGGCTGACGCGTCATATTCCTCGGTATTTGTTGGGGTTTCTTCGATGTTTCCTTCTGGATCAGGCAAAACGGATTCGGATTCCCGGTTGTTGATCACCTGGTGCTTCAGGAAGCTCGGAATCCATCCAAAGCACGCGTCACCCACGCGATACTTGAGAACGAAAGCACGCGTGGCCAACGCGTCGAGCACGCGTGAAAAGTCGACGCCATCGTATGGCAGCACCTGAACACCGATGCGTCGGGGCTCCCACTTAAAACGGCCTTCCCGGTCAGCAATGCACCACAGGCCGGCGAAGGCCACACGGAGCGGAAGCCGGGTTTCAATCTCGGCCTCGAATAGTCCCTCGTGATGGAAGAACTCGGGTTTAATTGTTCGGATTCTCATACTTTGAATCCTTTTCGAGCTAAATCAGCCCTGATTTCTACGGCTCGGTCTCTTTTCTCCTCTGCATCCCGTTTGGCTTCCTGAACCATTTTGCAAAAAAGGTCTACATTTTGGACGGGAATCACAATGAAGGTTTCTTCTCCATTGATTCTTTGAGTGATCCAAACGTGGCCTGTGACAAAGGCCAGGATCTGAGTGTGTTCTTGTTGTGGTATTTCGTATTTCATGATTCAAACGGAAAACCCCGCCACGCATCGAGGTGAGGAATCGCGGAGAAACAACGCGACGTGCACGATGCGGACGGGGTAAAATTGATTGGTCATGGTTTCTCTGAAGGTTTCGACGCTCACCTCTCACAGCTCACGTCGACAAGCCGCTCCCTAGCTTACAGCCGGGGCGGTGTCCAGCGCTCAGTAGGCCGGTATCAGGATGTCTGCCACCTGCTGGGTGAGCTGCACGTCGCGCAGGCAATAGTCGATTGCTGCCTGGCGGTCGGTATTCCACAGCAATGAAAACTCGGCGCCGGTGCCGGTCTTGTCACCGAGGCCTAGGTGCCGGCAGATGGATCCGAGGCTGCCGTGGGCTCGATTGTCCCCGAGCTGCCACACCTCTCGAAGGTCGACCACCAGGTCGTTCCAGTAGCGTCCCTGGCGCAACCAGTAGGGTGGGATGATCCGGTGCTTCCAGGAGCGCTTGATCAGGAACGGCAGGTCGAAGGCCTTAATGTTGAAGCCGACAAGTTTTGGCTGCCGTTCATAATAATTGAGCATGGTCCACCATTCCCGAAGCATGGCGGCCTCGTTGCCCTCGTTCTTCAGCACTCCTAGGTGCTGGTGCTCGAAACGGTAGCCGATGCACAGGATCTGGCCTGAGAGGGCATCCAGGGCGGCGTTGCGGATGTAGTCCGCGGTGTGAGTCTCCTCGGCCTTTTGTAGCTTCTCGGCGATCAGGTCCGGGTTCTTAATGTTGCCCAGCTTCACGTCGGCCGGGTTAAATGGTGGGATGTTGAGTTCTGCGAGCGGTAGAGGCCCGGTTTCAATGTCGAAGATGATGGTCGGATTGGCTGGCATGGTTCTATTGGTTGAGATTGTTGCGCGTTTGTCTGGATGCGCGCCCCCCAGTTATCCCCGAGTCCAAGCAGCGACAGGCTGCCGGAAAGTTATCAGATCTGTTTGCCGCAATGAGGGCAGACGGTCTTGGTCAATGGCTGTCTTACGGTAGGCACGCCCAGCCATTCGCAGATCTCACGATAGGAGACCCACCCGAACCCACGCACCGACCTGGGCTGCAGGTGGCCTAGGTTGTAAAGGTCGAGAGCCTCCTGCCGGCTCTTGATGGCTAGGCTTTCCAGGATGTTGAACGTCCTGGTCGAGAACGGGAAGCCCCACACCCGCAGGATCTCCTCGTGCTTCTGGGCTGCCTGCTCGATCTGGTTGATCCGCTGGCGGCTCAGGTTAAACCGTTTGCCGATCTCCTCTAGGGTGTAGCCTTCGGATCTGAGCTGTACCACCTCGGGCACCATGTGGGTCAGCTTCATCGTGGGTTTACGGGTCTTCATGGCTTAGAAGGGCACATCGTCGAAGTCGGGCTCGTCGGCCTTAGCCAGCTCCTCAAGGCGCTTTGTAACCGCGGCGATTAGTGCAATGTCTTCAGGCGTCTTGCCGCTGGAGACCTTGGCCTTGGGCAGCCAGTGCTCGGCCAGGCCACGCACAGCGTCCGGGGTCAGCTCTGAGAGCGCCACGCCCTTGAACTTGCCCACGTGCACCTTAACCTCGGCGATCTTCACCGGCGCCGCGGTAGCCGGCGTCACCGTCTTTACCTTGTCGTCATCCCTGGGCGGCCTGTCCTCCAGGCGTACCCACAGGCCCGAGGGCTGGAGGGGCTCGCCGCTCTTGTGAGGCATGATCAGCTTGATGTTACTGAACGTCTTGGTGCCGTCCCTCGATTGCTCGTGAACGATCACCACGGTGGCCGGTCGGCCGATCAGGTTGTCGAGGTTGAGGCTGACGGTCTCCTCGGCCGTAAGGGCTCGGCCATGCCAGTCCTTGAGGAACTTGGTCAGGCCGGCCTTCTCGTGGAGTGATGCTGTCATCGGGGCTGTCATCACCACCCACGGCTGCACCGGGTTGCGTGACTGGTCGATCAGATCCAGCTCGAATGCGATCTTGAACTTCTGCTTGGGTCCGTACTCGGTTTCGTAGGTTTTTAACGGTGTAATGTCGACGCAGACCGCTCGGCCTGTGTACTCGGGGCAGGGTGTGAAGTTCCCGCCGCTCGGTTTCGTTGATACTGTGATTCCCATGTGTTTGCTTTGTTGTGTCGTTGTTGTTGTGTCTACCTGGAGGCTTGTTTCTCGACCTCCGAAAGTTGTTTTGCCATCCGGTCGTACTGAGCCCAGTAGTCGGGCCAGGTCGACTTGATCTTCGCCAGGTTGTCCTGGTCGGCCACCAGTGCCGCGGCGCCCAGCTTGCGAACGAATGAGCCGCCGTATTCAATCATGGTGCGTGCCACGTCGAAGTCCTTCACTTGGAGCCTTTCCCGCGCTTCCTGGTAAAGAAGCTGGTGAACTCGACCTTGACCTTCCGGGCAGCCCGATAGGCCTCCCCGGCGTCCTTCTTGGTCAGACGATAGATTCCAGTGCCGTCCTGTTGGATCTGTTGAGCTGATTTCATTGCAGTATAAAGTCGAAGTTGTTCTGCCATGTATCTGATAAACGGTTGTAGGTATCGCCATTGATGCGCCAGGTGCGCGGGTCCCGGGTTGAGCCGGTGTGCCGGCACTTGATCCGCACGTCGATGTGCTGGATGGCCGTGTTCCGCAGCGGGTGGTCGCTGGGGAGTTCGTGGAGTTTGGTGATCATGGTTTCTCACTTAGTTCTTTAATGATCTTGGTCCTAGCTCGCCCCTTCGCTCGCACGATGAGTTGCAGGATGATGATAGGGTCCACGGTTGAAACGTGCTGCCAATATGGTCTGGCTGCGTCGAGTTCCCGTGCGCGGTCGATGTCCACCACAAGCACCTCGCTGGTCATTCTGTGCTTGTAAACGAACGCGACGTTCACGGCTTCCCCCTCTCCTCCTCCACCCAGTCTTTCCATAGTAACAGATCCGCTCGCATTGCGTCGTTCTCATCCTCAAGCCGCTTGATGCGGTCGTTGAGACGATTAAGTTCTCTGACAATACCCCGTGGACGTATGTCGCTCAGGAACTTAAGTTCTGGAGTCTTGATACTGAATCCGTTCAGTGGAGGCATTCTGTGCAACACGATGTGTGTGTAGCGTTTCATGGCCTGCCCCTCTCCTCCTCCAGAATCTGAAGCATTTGACTCGCCACCTGACCGTCTGAGCCGTCCCTAAAGAACGCAATTGCTGCTCTGTGGATGAGGTCTTCCAGTTGTTTGATGCGCTCGATTTTGTCGTCGCGTAGAACAACGTCAGCAACCAACACGGCATGCTTGTTCTTCACGTCCATAAGCTCTTCCTCCAACTGCTTGATGCGGTCCTCCCGCTTACGGACTTCCAGAGCGATTGCGCGGAGTTCGCGGGAGTCGTAGTAATTCTGCTTCTCAGCGACATTGATGATTCGTTGCTCTACACTCACAGCTTGGCCTCCTTGGCTATGCGTTTTATCTCATCAAAACTGTCCTGCAATATGCCAGTAGCGGCGTAAAACTCGATCTTATACAACGCCTCCTCCAGCCGCTTGATGCGCTGGTTCTGTTCTTCCAAGCGCTGGGCAGCTTCGTAGATTGCAGCGTTGGCTACGCCATCGTCTGACTGGATGTCGTTGGCAAGAATGTGCATGGCCTTCACCAGTATTTCGATTGGGGTTCTCACAGCTTGGCCTCCTTGGCTTTGCCCCACTTGATTGATGCAGTGTGCCAAATTGGATTCAAATGGTCTGTCTTGATGCGGTGTTTCAAATAATCAATGAGTTCATCCCCCGCCTTCTCCAACCGCTTGATGCGTTGCTTCTGTTCCTCTGATCCTTCGTAGAGTTGCGCTACTTTATTGGTCAGTCGCTCAATCTCGGAGTTGGCGGCGTTGAGTTCGCGTTCGATGTCGCAACCAGTTTCCCAAATGGCTCCGTCATCATGTGCTGATGCGTCCATTCTCGGCGTATCGACCATTTTGTTGGTGTCACCGATATGATGGTTCATTTCGCCTCCTCCCATTTGCCAATCGTGCGGAGGAAAGCCTCTGCGCGTTGGGTGGCGGTGGCGTGTAATGGGTATTTCGCGATGAGACATAACCATTTCGAGTAATCTCGCATACGCTCCGCACCTTCAAGCGTGTCCGATTTTGCATAAAAGAGTTCTTCCGCCTCATGCATGGCGTTGAGGTCGAACGGGTAGTTGGGGATTCCCGCTGAGCCGTAATCTTTACCTATTGGGAACCATGAACCATCAGGCCGTTGGACTCGGCCATGCGCTTTAGCGATAGCAATTTGCTGCTGTTCCAGGTTCATTTCGCCTCCTCCACGACCCCACACGGGAGCCAGTTCTTCCCGCCGTCGATGCTGTGTTCGCGTTCATCCAGCCACATATCTCGGTCAGCTTGGTTTGATGTCCATGCGAGGATGCTTCGATCATGCAACGCTCTTTTGTACCGTATCCACGCCCCCAGCGGAACCTCATCCGCAGTCAACGGGCGGAGCTTTGCGGTGGGTTTGATGCGGTAGTCGTAGTGTTCCCAATTCCAAAGTGGGTTGTTCGTTGAAGTCCAGACGCCAGACCCCTTTCCTTGTTTGGGGGAATACTGCACCTCTTCACCATCCGCCCATTCGCTTTGCCCCCATTTCATCATCTCCATGGCGGCCAGTATTGTTTCGTCGCGTGTCATTTCGTTTCCTTCCTCTGTAGGTATTCAGTCACCGCTTCGTCGGCCACAAACTGGAGTTTGTAGCCCTTCTTGGTTGCGTAGTCCTTCAGCCTTCGATGTGTTTCGGCATTGACGATAAACACTTTCTCGGTGGGTCTCTTAGCCTTCGTGCTCACTTGAGGCCCTCCAGTTTCTCAATGTGTTCCTGCATCTCACGGATCACGTCGCACAGGCCGATCAGTATCGTCCCGGTGCCTTCGACTCGGATTCCTGTTTTGCTGGTGATTTCTGAACCGCGGCGCTCGGCATCCAGTGCAATGGCTCGCCACGGGTCATTGATGAAGTTTGAGATCTTCACGCTCATTTCAATCCCTCCGAGATCATGGCGTGCTCCAGGATCAGCACGGCATCCGCGGTCTTCAGTGTGATCGTCTGCCTGGGCTGCCTCTGCTGCGCGATGCCCTTCAGGTGGCTCTTCCACTTGGCGC